CTTGTCAAAGCATTGGCAGACGCTACAAGACAATTTATTGACTTTGAAGATAAACTCAACCAATCTCTTGCAATTATGCAGACAACTGAAGAACAACAGTTGGCTATGGCAAGAGCTTCTCGTCAAGTTGCAATAGAATCTCGTATATCAGCAAGTGAATCAGCAGAAGCATTTTTCTTCCTAGCGTCAGCAGGTTTAGACGCTGAACAATCTATATCTGCACTTCCACAAGTTACCAAGTTTGCTCAAGCAGGTATGTTCGATATGGCACTTGCTACTGACTTGGCTACTGACTCTCAATCTGCATTAGGTCTTACGGTCAAAGACGCAGAACAAAACTTAACAAACCTTACAAGAGTTACTGATGTCTTGGTAAAAGCTAACACATTAGCAAACGCTTCTGTACAACAGTTTGCAGAAGCACTTACAACTAAGTCAGGCTCAGCATTAAAAGTTACAAATAAATCAATCGAAGAAGGTGTTGCCGTACTATCAGCTTTTGCAGACAGGGGTGTTAAAGGTGCTGAAGCAGGAGAGAAACTCAATCAGTTACTCAGAGATACAACAAGAGCAGTAGGTAAAAACTCAGAAGTATTTAAGAAGTTCAATATAGATATTGTTGATAATGAAGGCAACCTAAAGAATCTAGCAGATGTTATAGATGAACTTGACGGTGGTATGAAGGGTCTATCAGACCAACAAAAAGCAGTTTTATTAGACCAATTAGGACTTAATCGTGGTGTTGCAGACGCAGTAAAGATATTGTCAGGTGCAGGAGACCAAATACGAGAATATCAAGACGCTTTAATGGGTGCAGGTGGTACTACCCAAGAAGTTGCTGATAAACAAGTCCTATCACTTCAAGGACAAATAGATATTCTTGGCTCTAAGTTTTCAGAAATTGGTTTATTAATTGTTGATAAATTAGCTCCTGCTCTTGAATCTACTATTGGATTCTTTGATAAGTTAGCTTCAGGAATAATTAATGTTCTTGACCCACAATCAGAATTCAATAAGAAGCTAGAAGAAGGTACAAAGATTGCAAGAGAAAATGGTTTCCTTATTGAAGATTCAGGCAGAGTTTATGAAAAATATGCAAGTACAGTTGATGAAGCAGAAGCCACACATCAAGGAATGATAAAAGCTCATAAAGAAATGGCAGAAGCTATGAGATTCCAAGAATTAGTACAAAAAGATTTAATAAACAATACTCACGAATTAGATAGAGAGACAAGTAGTTTTAACGACACAAAACAAGAATCTATTGAACTAACAGAAGAAGAAATAGAAGCAGAAAAGAAACTATCAAGAGATAGAGCAACGGCAGGATTAGATTCTTTAAGAAAACTCAATGACGCTTACCAAAACCTAAGAGACATAGAACAAGATAGATTAGACCTTGTTGATAAAGAAGCTAAGGCACTTACAAAACTTAATAAAGCTAACGCAAACTTAGAAAAAGCAAATGAAAAAGTAAATAAAGCAAAAGAAGAATTTGAGAGAGTATCAGGTCTTGGTGCAAAAGTTACTAATGAAGAAGCCTTAGCTATTGCAAGACAAAAAGAAGAAATACGAAAACTTGAAGAAGCAGAAGATAAATCTGAAATACAAAAACTTCAATTAGCAGTAGCAAGAGAGAGATTGATAGAACTTGAAGAACAATCTATTGCAATATCAAGAGAAGAAGAAGAAGCACTTAGAAATATAGAACGAGCAGAAGCAGATGTTATTACACAAACTGAGAGACTACAAGAAGCTCAACAAAACTATCAAAAAGCACAAGAAGATTTAGCTGAAGCAACTGCTGATTCCACAAGTAATATTTTAGAAATGGCTTTAGCAAAAGCAGAGTTAGACTCTGCATTAGAAGATTTAAGGTCAGCAAATAAATTTAAAGACGGTATCAATGAAATAGTTAGGTTGATTGGTGGAGACTTAGATACATTAATGAATCAATTTAACGCACTTATGAACTTATCAGGGAGAACTATTGGTAACGACTCAATGCCTGATACAAATATTAATGAAGTTATAGACGGTCTAGAAGAAGTAGCAGAAGATTCTAAGCCTATACCTGATAGAAAAGGAGAAAAATTTGGAACACTTGGAGAAGTTGGGCAAAACTTTGTAAACAGATTTGCAGAAGAAACAGGTGGTAGAGTTGGAACAAATGCAGGTGGAACAGTAATAACTGTAAACACAGGTAATCTTTTAGGAACAGAAGAATCAGTACAATTAGCCGTTGCTGAAGCTCTTAGACAAGCTCAGCGTAAAGGTATAAATGTAGTTGTATAATGAGTGCAAATTTTGATTCCAATGTATCACTAACACTTGAAGTTGGCTTTGATTCAGAGCCTTTTGATGAAACACAATCTTTTACAGATATAACAAGTTTCCTAAGAGCATTTACAACAAGGCGTGGTAGAGCAAATGAATTAGGAGAGTTTGTTGCAGGTACAATGAGTTTTTCAGTATCAAATGCTGACAATAGGTTTAATCCTAATAATACTTCAAGCCCTTATTACGATTCAACAAATGCAATTACAAAGATACAACCACTTAAGAGAGTTAGAATGTCTGCAACTTATGACTCTGTAACTTACAGAATATTTGAAGGTTTTTTACAAAGTGTGCCTGTCAAGTTTATATCTGAAGGTGCAGACTCGATTGTTACTTTTACTTGTGTAGACGCTTTTAAAATTTTTCAATCAGCACAGTTGGACGGTGTTGGTTGGCGTTTAGGACTTGCAGGTTTTTCTGAAATAGGATTATCAACAAGACTAAGTTACACAGATGAACAAGAACTTAGTTCTGCAAGAATTACTAGAATATTAAATGCTATTGGATTTCCTAGTAATCGTAGAGATGTACTTACAGGAACTAAAAATGTAATATCACAAGCTATAACTACTAATGTTCTTACAGGTTTGAGAGAGTGTGAAACTGCTGAAAATGGACAATTCTTTATGGCAAAAGACGGTAAAGCAACATTTAGAAACAGAGATTATAAATTATCTAATACCAAAGCTATAAATGTTCAAGGTATATTTAGTAATGACGGTAGCAATTTACCTTATACAAATGTATCTACTTCTTTTGATGACAACGAGATAATTAATGTTTATGAGTGGCAAAGAAGTGGTGGCTCAGTACAGTACAAAGCTGACACTAATTCTGTTCTAAAGTATAGGGCAAAAGAAAATAACAAAACTACTATAAATGTTTCGGACTCAGATGTTTTGTCTATAATTGAACAGAAGATAGCAGAAACATCTCTACCTATTGTAAGGATTGACGAATTGACTTGCAATCCGAGAGAAAATACATCTCTTTGGGAACAAGTTTTGGGACGAGAGTTCGGAGACAGAATATCTGTTAAGATAGTCAATGTGGACGGCAGTAGCTTTACAGATGAGCTATGGATAGAATCCATAAGTCATACTGTAAATGCTTCAAGTCAAACTTGGAGTTGGACGGCTACATTAAGTCCAGCAGGAAGTTCAGCTTGGATATTAGGACAAGCTAAACTAGGAGAAGGAACTAGATTTGTTTATAGTTAGGAAGGTAATTTAATATGGCAGGAGCAGGTTGGAAAAGTTATAGCACAGGAGATTTAATTAGTGCTACTGAGTTTCAGACTTTTATTCAAGACCAAGTTGTACAAGTTTATGCAGATTCTTCAGCTAGAGATACTGCTTTAGGTACTAATGACGCAGAAGGTATGTTTTGTTTCTTAAAAGATACAAACACTCTACAATTTTATGACGGCTCAAGTTGGGTTAATTTTATTGGAGAAGGAGACATAACAGGTGTAACTATTACAACAGGCTCTACTTCAGGATTATCAGGTGGAGCTACGGCTACATCAGGTGCATTCTCATCAACTTTAGTCGTTGCACCAACACAAGCTACTTCAGGAACAGTTGCAAGTGCTGATGTTATACTTTTTGCAGACGCAGATGACAGTAACAATTTAAAGAAAACAACGGCAGGAGATATAGCAAATTTAGCAGGTGGCGTTACATTAGGATTAGTATTAGCTCTTAGCTAGGAAGGATAGATATGGCAGATGTATTAGAAGGTGTAGTAGGAACTCTTGGAACAAGTAATGCAGATTTACTTGACGCAGTAGGCTCATCTACAACAGAAACAATAATCGGAATGTCTTTTGCAAATGTTAATTCAAGCAGTCAAGATGTTACGATTGATATTGAAATAGTTAAATCAGGTGGCTCAGTAACTCCACATTTATTAAATGATGTTACTGTTCCAGCAGGTACAACTCTTGTTTGGGAAACTAAGGTAGTTTTAACCACAGGAGATAAGATACAAGGTTTATGTTCTACTGCTTCAAGTATTGACTTTACGATTAATTATCTAAAGCAGACATAATTTTTTCTTATGTCATTCGGTTATATTGGAGACACATCTACAAGTGTCAAACAACAGGTTAAGAATAAAGGCATATTAACTACACAAGAGAGCTTTGATTTAGAACGACAGGGATTTCTTGGTGGTAGTTTAGAGTTCATTTCAGAAACAACTTTTAGTGGTGTAAGTGCAGTAGATTTTCTCTCAATTCAAGAAGAAACTTTTGATGTTCACTTTTTAACTGTTACTAATACAATTATGTCAGGTGGTGATAGTTCAATGGGCATACAATTTTATGAAAATGGAGTATTAGAAAGTGGTAATGTTTACCATTATGCAATGGTATTTGGTGAGGCAACTGGTACTGTTGACGCAAGTAAAGATGATAATAGAAATAATATATTTTTAAATATTGGTAATTATGGTAGTGGTACAAATGATAATGGAAATGCCTTTGCATATTTATATAATCTTGGGAATAGTTCAAAGTATAGTTTTTTAACTACAAGAGGAATTTTGGAGGACGGGGGAGTTGCAAAAATGAGTTTCGGGGGTGGACTTTTACCACAATCAAGTAAAGTTGACGGATTTAGATTGTTAGAAACTATTACTGGAAAAACTGTTAGTGGTACTGCAAAACTGTATGGGGTAAAAGATATATGAGTAATTTAAGATTACTTAACGAAACCATTGCTACTAGTGTTGCAAGTGTAGATATAACAGATGTTTTTACTTCTGATTTTGATATTTATAAAATAGAAGTAGAAGCTGATGACTATGACGCTAATTGTAATTTAACAGTAAGATTTATAAATTCTAGTGGTAGTGTTGTATCGTCAAGTGTTTACGAAAATGCTTTACTTTATAGAAGAACAGATAGTAATTATAACCAATTAAGAAGTACAGGCGATACTGTTTTATTTGAAAGGTTTTTAGGTTTTTTTGATTATAACAATGGCTCAAGGCAGGGTGGTGCAGGTATATTTTATGTTTTTAATCCTACAAATTCAAGTACATTTACATTAGCTTTAGGGCAATCACAAAATGATTTTTCAACAGGTAAAAGTGGTGGTATGACTGGTGTAGGTAATTTAGAACAAGCAGATTTTATTACAGGTTTTCAATTATTACAAGACGGATATACTGCAACTTATGGCGAAATAAAAGTTCGTTGTTATGGTATAAGGGTTGATACATAATGGGATTATTGCAAGTTGCAACAAGCACAGTTACAAGCTCAACTGCTAATGTATCTCTAACAGGTGTTGATGATGATAGTGTTTACCTTTTGACAGTAAGTAATTTATCAACACAAAGCGATGCACAGTTACGATTGCAATTTACTGTAAGTGGTAGTGCCGATACTTCTTCAAATTATGATGAAACACACCATTATTTAATTAGTAATGGGTCATTTTCTACTTTTTCAAGACAAAATGCTTCAGAGATTACACTAACTGCAACTGTACAAAATTCAATAAGTGGTAATGCAGGTTTGTTATGTTATTTATATAATTTAAACAATTCAAGTGAATATTCTTTTTTAAATGTTACAAGTACATTTTATGCAAGTACAAATAATATAAGGGGTTTTAACGGTGGTGGTTTACTTACAGAAACACAAAGTAATGACGGAGTAAATTTGTTAATGAATACAGGTAATATTACAGGTGGTACATTTACATTGTATAAGGTGGTATAGATGAGTAAAGAATATGGCTACATAGGAAAAGAAGTTACACAGGCTTTTAGAGATAATAAAGGTATTTTTACACCACAAGATATTATTGAGCTCGATCAAGAAAACAAATGGACTAATTTTGGACAGTTAGAATTAATTGAAACGCAAACTGTTTCAAGCTCTGTATCAACA